GTGATATTTATTTCAGAAATTTTATTTCCAGCTTGGAAAGCTTTCTGATAGAATATCGGAGGAGCAACAAACCACCTGTTCTCTTCTGGAACAGATTGGTCATCGAGGAGTCTAGCCATCGCAAGCATCATATTGATACCATTGTCGTCTGTCTCAACATTGATAGGAGCATTAGCTGTTCCTATATCACCAGCTGCAGCAGTAACTGTTAAAGTTGTCCCTGCCACTGCAGAAGCTCCAATACCAGCAGCATCAGACATATTCTGAAGAATGTTGGCATCAAATTTTCTCTTTAAAGAATAAGCACCTGAAGAAGTTGCTAACGCTTCAAAGTTAATGTGAGAATGTCTCTCTTCGATGTCGTCTATTTTAAATGCAAAAGCATTTGCTTTATCAACAATCAAAGTTATTTGATCATCGGATAAGTCTTGAGGGTTAATGACAGAACCTCTCTGATACGGAGTAACAGTGAGTGTTGGTTCTTTCATTATTTTGACAGTGTCGCCAAAGTTCTCGATTTCGCCAGTATAGTCGGTATTAGTAATATCTTCTGCCACCGAAGCTCTACGGAAGAACTTAAGAACTTTTTGGCTAAAAATTTCGGGTGCAAAGTTACCTGACGGTAAGTTTCCATACCCTGAACTTGTAGTAAAAGCCATTATAGTATCCTTCCTCTATTTGAGGTTAGTTATTGGGTTATTCGCCCTTCTGATCGTGCTAAGTCTATTTCTGTTTCCAGTTTTTCAAACTCCCACGATTTCAGTCTGGCGATCTCGGACATCTTCCAAATCTTTCCATTTTGCTTAGATGTTGCAACTTGTGTAGCGTTTGTTTTTGATACAGACATTGCAGCGTCTTGAGTTTTATTAATAGTAGATTTTTTAGATGGTGTAGTGCCAATGTCAGCGTTGTACAAATCAACAACCCTACTAGCCCATTTTGCATCCACATTATTATTGTAAATACCATCAGAGATAGATTTAGGTTGGTCATCTAGCCAGCCTGTAAACTCATCACTCTCTTTTAAAGTGTTAAATTTAGGCTGTAGTCTAAGAAGTTCTTGGTAAGCTTTATCTTTTTCAAGTTGTACTTCTTTTTCTTTTAAGATTAACAAATCTTCTTCAAGTTTTTTGACTCTTAATTCTGATTTTGATTCAGATATTTTATCAATAGCATTGTATACATCTGGATATTGATTTTTAAATTGATCTAAATTAGAATTATTTTGTTGTACGTCAGCTTCGGAATTTTGAACAGCAGTAAGTTGTGAAACCATATCTTGCTTTTCGCCTTTCCATTCTTGTAACTTAGAATCGTAATGTCTCTTCAAATCGTCATATCTCTTTTTAAAATCGATACTTTCTTTTTGGGGAGTCTCTACAAAACTATTTTGGTTAGCTAGTTGCTCTTCTTGAGTGGCTACTTCTTCAGTAGGGTCTTGAGCTTCTACTTCTACTTGATCATCCTCGTCTTCTTTATCAACTTCCTCTCGGTACTTGTTTTTATAAAGATTAGGATTATTTACTACTCCAAAAGAATCATTGGGTTTGTTGGCTCGTGAGCCAGTTACTTTTTTTGCCATTATTATTACCTCATTTATTGCAGTGCCACATGGCTGCGGGTAGCTGCTTCGGATGTCAGGGCCAGATAGTACTGGGTAGCTGACTAATTCAATGCCACAAGTGGTTTAGCACGATTATCATTGTATCGGCTTATAAAACCACCACCTTGTGATTGTGCGTTAAGATTAGGGGTAGGTTGATTTTTATTTACCCTATTCATATAATTCTCTGTCATTGCAGTGTATTGACCTTCTCTTATTATTTCTTTTTCATTAGGCATAGTTGATTGTTTATTTTCACCTGCCATTTTTAAATACTGGTGTAAGAAATTCCCTACTTTTGTACTGCCTTGAGCTATTAAGCTACCTGATTTTACGGATTTTAACATAAAAGGGTCTGTTGAATTTCTAGGGTCCCAAAAAAATGTACTGTTGTTTGTAAAATCTTCTCTTGCCCCTGCTATAACTTCATCAGCTATATTTACATAGCTATTATATTTTTTAGTAGTTGCAGGGTCTTTTTCATTAAGAAGTCTTAGATACTTTTTAAGAGGTGTAGGTTCTAGACCTTGAAATTGAAAAATCTTGTTTCCTTCTTTACCTTTTTGTCTTTTCGTTATCGCACTATACACATCTTTTACTTCACTAAAATCTTTTTCTTCTGAGTTTATTCTATTTAATATTATGTGAGCAATACCTTCTGCTCCTTCATCTCCTAATGTGCTACCCTCTGAGAGCATAACAAACGCTAGTAACTCTTGATCTGTAAATTGTTTAAGAAGTCTCTGGGCTTTATCCCTAGATTTGTTATTGTTCTGTGTTTGTGTACCCCCTCTAATCAAAGGTTTATACTCATTCCACACTTTGCTAAATCTATCAGGGTCAACTGAACTTACTTCTAAGCCTTCGTTTGCTGTTATAAAACCCCCTTGCTTAGGCTTGACTTTTTTTTTTACTGCCCTAGTAGCTCCCTTACCTCTTTCATTTAAAGCAAGTAGCCTTTTCCTACCTATGACATCAGCTTCTTCAGGTTGTATCATTATCTCACCATCTGCTGTAATAATTTCAGACATACCTTCAGGGTTATTTTCATCTAGGTTAGATTCTTCACCACCTTTTGATCTTAAGTATGCCCTAGCTTCTTCTATCATCTTTACAGCATCTTGTTCGCCCATCTGATCCACAGCTTGTTTGTTTATGACAATAGCTGCACCTCTAGGATTCTTTTCATTAGGGGCTAATGTTGGGTTGTTATCAGTTACACCTTCTTCGTCTGTTGTTTCACTAGCTGGTTTACGTATAAACCCTGACTCTGGTTCTCCCTCTAGTAGCTCATTTGCAGACAATACCATATCACCATCATCTTGACCTTCAATACTTGGTTCGACCATAGTTCCTTCTTGCATTTGAGGAGCAACTTCATCTCCTTCAGCCATTCCAACTTGACCACCCTCTGCAAAATCTAACCCACCGTAGGAATCCCCACCTTGACCTACACCACCACTATCAAAATCATCATTATTATCATCTTCGTAAGTTATTGTTGTTGATACACCTCTAGTTGCGGCAGTTTTGTTTTGGGCAGCTGTCTGTTGGTTTTCTTGTCTAAATTTTTCTTCTTTTTTCTCTTGGGAGACAGGTTTGTTTCCTTCAGAAACTACCTTTTTCTTTGTTATTTTGAATTTGTTCCTCTTAGCTTCTGATTTTTGTTTTGGTGTCATCGCACCTTCTTTTACTGCTCTGTTTTTCCAAGCGTTTAAATGATCTAATTTTTCTTTTGCGTTTTTAAAGTCTCTAGTTCTAGATGATTCTAACCAACCTCTTGCTAACTTTTCTGATTCTACTTTAGTTAAATTACCTGATGCAAAATTGTTTCGTGCCATGTTTGTAAAGTCATCCATCCAACCATACGCAGCAACACCAGTTCCCGGACTATAAAATTTTCCATCTAAAGTGTAACCCCCCTTTAATGTTCCATCAGGAGCATCAGCGTTAACAATTGTTTCATTGCTGTCACTGTTTGGGTCATAACTGTAAGGATTAAATCCTTGTTGTAAAGCTTCAATATCTTTAGCTGCAGCTTGAGTCATGCCACTAGGAAGCCCCCTATAAAGACTACTGTTTTTTAATCTGTACCCTGTTTTGTTGCCTGTTGTAAATGCGTAGCCCGTGTCATAGAATCCATCCATAGGGTCCCTGCTCAGAAAGTTTGCCTTATCATTTTTTATTTGATTTAAACCTTCATACTCATCAATTAAATTGTAAGTGGTAGCAAAATTACCAATTCCTTTTTGTTGAGAAAATCGTACTTGTTTTATTGGGCTATTAACAGCCTTAGTATTAAATTGATCAATAATAGGCCCAACCACAGGTAATACACCCACTAAAGTTTCTACAGCTGCAAATCCTTTTGCTATACCCCTATCAGTTTCTCCAAAGTTAACAGTACTAAATCCTCCTGATCTATCCATACTATAAGGTGTACTTTGTAAATAATCATCGTAAGTTTCGTATTCAATAAGGTTGTAATCAACGTTACCCGTCATTATTCCGTTAAGACCAACCGTAGTATTATACTGTTCTTCCTCAGAAGGTCCTGTTTCAACGTTTGATTCTGTTGGTTTAAGCATGTATCTAGGATCAACAGGATTTTCTACTATGGGAACTACAGGATCAGTTGAACCATCTCCCGGTGTTCCTACAAAGGCAGGTTGACCACTGTAATAGTCAACAAACCCACCTGTACCTTCTTGTCTAACACCGTATCTATCTATGTATGCCATTAGCTATTCTTCCGTACTGCTTCTTGATTAGATTTCATTTTGAGGAGTATTTCCAGTAAAACCAGCTTCCCCTGCAGCTGTCGCATCTCCGACTCCGATTGTGCTACCGTCAGTGCTTGCACCACTATTATCTTGAGACTGTTGAGGTACTCCTCCAGCCCCTCCCACATTTGGGGATTGTTGACTAGGGGGGCTATCATTCTGGCTTGGTCTTTGTTCAGCATTAGCTTGCATACCTTTCAACATCTCTGCATAAATTTGAGCTTCATTTACATCATTTACTAAACTTTCTGGGTCAATATCTTGAGATATAGCCAGTTCACGTATAAGGTTAGGTATTTTTATGAATGGTGCAAGCATAGGGTTAGCTACAGTCTGTAATAAGCCTATTAGTCTTTGGCTACGTACTTCTTTTTGCATAATAGCAGCAACACCACGAGGTTTTATCTCTAGGTCACCTTTTACATCATCCATGTCTTCATTAAACTGCATATTCCATTGAAAGTAAGACTCTCCCAGTGGCTTTAACAAATAATCATCTATGTTCTTTATGACAGTCTTCATAGAAAGGTTTGCACCTCCCATTAACATAGATAAACCTGCCGCAGTTCTCCCCGTGCCATTTACCCCAGTTTGACCGTGCATAATAGAAGGTATGCCTGTCTCTTCATCGGCAAGCTGCCTAGATATTTGATACATCTGTAAGTTTTCACCTGCAGTGTTAGGAAACTTAAGACCGTTAATAGCAGTTCCTGTTACTCCAGACTGTCTTCGGAATATCTTACCGGGAAAGATGTCCATGTTCTGTCCGGGAACTAAGCTAGCTTCATCAACGTCAAAGACTAAGTTACCTGCAAGTGCTAAGTTATCAATAGCCATTCTTACGTGACCATTCATAAGTAATTGTGCATCTTCCATGTTTTCTGCAATACCTACGCCCCACAATTGATAGGGGTTAGTCTCATACGGAATAACAAAGTAAGGTATTCTTAAAGGAGTTAAAGGATTTAAAACACACCTTAATACTTGACCATTACATATCCAAGCGTTAATTTGCAACTGAGAGTAATCATCAACAGTTGTTACATCTGTCATGCCTATTTCTTCAGCAAACTTAGAATCAATAACTCCCCAGTATTCTAGGACTTCATATCTATTTTCTTGGTAGTTAGCTTGCGTCTCGTCATCCCTAATTGTATCTTCATAGTATTTATCTTCGTAATTAGGCCCTATGTTTAACACGTTGGTAATTGTCTCAGCGTTAAAATGTGGCATAAGTATTAAAGATCGCAACTGCTGTCGATTCATACGATGACGTTGTATAACGTACTCACAATCTTCTATGCTTGTTGCTG